GTAAATAGGCTCTAACTTTCTATCGCTCCAATCTTCAGAGTACCAATAGTGACCATCCAAAGAAATACGGACATTTTGAAACGGTAAATGATAAATCTCAGCTATGGAGGTTTTCGCCTTATTCCAAATAATCTCCAAAGCGAATCCGTCAAAGAGTTCAAGGTCAGCAGCAATCTTTGCTTTAACGTCATCAAAGGACTCGTAAGCGTTAATAGAAGCAAGTTTATCATTAGCGATTGTTAGTTGCTCTGTGTTGTTTGCTATGACCTCTGTTTTGTCACCTGCTATATATTGAGCCTTTTGAGATACTAATGCCCCATGTTTAGGAGAACTGTTGTAAAGGTCAATAAGCATTTGTGGGTACTTGTTATCAGTACCGTAAGTGATATAGTTCTTTGCCTTATTTTCTTTGAAAACAGGTATCTTGCTTTCGGCAAAGTTTATTCTTGCAAATTCTGTCATCTTCCTTGTGCGTTATATGGTTTACTTGATTTGTGTTTATTCTTATGTTTGGTGTGCCGTCTGAGTTTTTTAGTTGGCTTTGCTTTAAATAAGTTAATCTGCTGCTTTGCCATCTTTTGAAAATAAAAGTAGTAAACCTCCACCAATAAATGCCGTAAACTCAGTTAATGTTGCCTTTTCAAACCACACAAGCAAAAAGCCTACGCCCATAACTCCTATTCCTAAAGCAGTAGATTTCCAATTTTTAAATATGCGGTCTATCATTGTATTTATGGTAAGTTGTGTAATCTATATAATGAGTGTAGCCTTGACAATCTTCAACGATATAACCTCCTTCTACTTCATTGATTATTATCCACTCTTTCATTTGCGTAATTTTTTAATGTAGTAAATAGCACCAAGTAAGCCTGTAACTATTGCAATTAACCCACCGATAGCAGAAATAATAGGATTCCAAGTCGTAGCAATAGAGCTAAAAGCACCTACAAAGGAAGTTGTTGTTAAAGCGTTAGCGGTTGTATCAGTTAGTTTCATCGAATGGGTTGTATTACTTCAAATTCTGTTGGTTCTCCTAAAATAGGAATCAAAGATTCGTCAAAGGTTATATACCAAAATAGTGGTTCGTTAAGTTCTGCAAATTGATAATCTATCCAATGTTGGGTAATATCATCGGGGCTTTTAGGGATGCCGTAGTAAGCGTCACATTCTTGACGTGCTGCGATTGCTTCGGTTTCGGTTGTGTATTTGTAGCCTTGCATTAGTAAATAGAGTAAAATGAGTTTATGTTAGATTCTGCTCCGTCTATGTTTGCACCTGATAAAGCACTTGTATATATTACTATTTCTTGCAATTGTCCATTCCACGCACCCGAATTGTCAAATGTACCAATTCTTGTAACTCCAGTATTTGCCCAAGACGATGGATTGCTACCATAGGCGGTTAAAGATTGGTTTGCGCCATTAATTGCAATTATTGTATTACCATTAGTTTTGTGTGTAGACCAATTTTTCCATTGTACAGTAACTAAATATTGAGTATTTGAAGTTTGTGTTGTATTGGTAGCCATACCACCTGGGGCGTAAACATCAGTAGAAACATTTGTAGGGGTCGCTGGAAATTTAGTGTACTGTATACCCAATGAAGTATTTACTCCTTCATAATAAGAAATAACGGATTGATACGATGTGTGTGTGTTTAAGGAAGTGTGAAACAGCGTGCTATCACCAGTGTATGTCCAAAAATTACTCGATATGTTTAATCGTGAATTTGAAAAAACTATGCTGGGTTTTGTATTAACTGTCAATACCGAACCACTACTAACTATCTGTGGTTGATTTGCAGCCGTTGCTTGTGTTGCATTTCTACCATTACCACTTTGGTCATACCAAGTAGTTACAAATCCATTTGTACCGCTGCAAAAAGTAGTTAGTGCAGATGTATCAAGTATATTGTTGACAAACCCAATGTCTTGCTCAGTGTTATCAGATGACCTTCGCACACGAATAGCGCTACCAGTGTATGCAGTACGCAATTTTCTAACGGAATAGGCAGCGGCAGCGTTTGGATATAAATCCAACAACCCAACAAACGATTGAATCTGTGAAGCAATAACTCCGTGTGTTGCTAAAATCATGCTACTATATCTCCAAATAAATACCACTCATCAGTGCCTATCTTAATTAAAGTTGCACCGCTATACTGCACGTTTAACTTCAATTTACCTCCGTTGCTTCTAATGGTCACTCCGCTTGTTGCAACTATTGTGGTTTGACCTGCTCCGTATTGGGCAAGTAAAATTTGAGTTCCCGTTGGAAATGCAACCGATGAATTTAAAGGGATAGTTAAGTTATTCGCACTCCCCACATTCATCTCAACCAACTTGTCCGCATCAGACAACACAAGTGTATAAGATGCCGTTTGGCGGTTGGTAACCACCAATTTATCGGTCTTTAAAGCAAGGTTTGCAATAGTAGCAAATAACCCCACTGCCCAATCGTACACCGCTTTTACTGATGGGTATTTAGTATTGGAGGCTTGGTCTGTTGTTACTGATGTGCTTTTATTTGCAACGTCCTCTTTTGATGCCGCTAAACCGCTATACTGCGAATTGGTCGCATTATCGCCCGTGTTTGTACCGCTTGTGTTACCTATGACCGTTAATTGTGCATCAGTCACATATCGTTTGTCAGTACTATCCGCAATGTCTGCCGTTGTTGCATCTGCCCCAGCAGTAACCAAACCTTTTGCATCGTAGGTAATTTTCGTTTTTGTCGCTCCTGTGATCGCTGCGTTTTCATCTACTTTCGCATCCAACTGAGTTTGAATTGCAGATGTAACACCGTTTAAAGCTTCAAACTCTCCATTACTTACCAATCCATTAGCCAACTTTGCTGCGTCAATCCCTGTGCTTAATTTAGCATCAGTTACAACACCGTTGTCAATAGTCCAAGTCGCTCCACTTGCAGATACGGTTATATCTCCTTTGTCTCCATCAGAGATGCCACCACCTCCGCTTATTGTTATATTTCCGCTTCCTAATAGAGATTCGTTGTTAATGGTCTTAATGTTAGTGCCGCTTACTAAAGTTGCTTGTTTAGCGTTTAAAGCAGATTGTGTCGCACTTGAAATAGGCTTGTCAGCGTCAGCAGTATTATCTACGTTCCCTAAGCCAACATCACCCTTAGCAAGAGTAACTGCTCCTGTTTTACCTGCAACACTTTGCACAGGTGCTTCACTTTTAATTTGAGCAATGCTTATTTTCTTTGTAGTAGATGCTGAGGTGTCAACGATTGGCAGAACGTCATCCGTTGCTATCGTAACTATGGCATCTAAGGCACTAATTTTTTTATCTGGCATTATAGTAAAATTTTTGAGTCATCTTCTTGAAGCAAGAAATCACCGCTTTCCAACAATAGATAAGCAATACTTTCAGGTGCTTCGATTTCGTATATTTTTTCGTTGAGTTCAACGGTGTATTCAGACCTTGTAACATCAAAGTCAACTTTAACAAGACCTTCTTCAACTAACTCATTAGCAAGTTCAGGATTTGTGTTAACTGATGAAGTCTGAGCGTAAATTCTGTAAAGATACTCTCCTGCGTCAAGTGTAACGGTTGCACCTTCTGTAATTGAAAACTCGTTGTATCTTTCTTTGTAGCTTGAAATATCAGTTAAAAGAAAGTTGTATTCTACAGCAGTTAAACGATGTTTAAGGCTAAATAAATAGTAAGGATTAGAGATAGTGGTTTTCTCTGTTAAAGTCAAATACCAATTCTTACTCTCTGCCTTATTTATCTGTAGCATCTATACTTAAATAATAAAAACCAATTTTTGGCAAATAAAAAAGGGTGACCGAAGCCACCCCTTTAATAAAGAAACTATGAAAACTTAAATCGAGAGAGCAGTTACAACAGAAGCCTGTAATTTATATGGACTTTCAGACTCAATAGCACTCAAAGTGAAATTGTAGCCGTAGTTGTCACCCATTGCAGTTCCTGTTTCTGTAGTCATAGCAGTGATGTCGCAACCGTATTCTTTTCCAACCAACCAGTAAGTACTATTGTTATCTTCTACAATACAGAATACTCTGTTCTGAGAAAGTAACTTTAATTCGTTACGCTTAGTAGTAGCAAGTTTTCTCAAACGAGCCACAACATCTGTTTGGTTAAATACAGTTCCGTTTTCCTGAGAGACGTTAGTAGTGGTAGTCATAGAACCCACACCCTTAGGCATTTCGTATGTGTATACGCTGCCTGAAGCAATGGTGGTTGCTGTAACCTCTCCACCACTTACGGTAAATCCTGTTGCCGCAAAGTTAATCAAATGGATGGCTTTTACACCTCCTACTGAATCTTTACAGTCTAATACAAATCCCGAAGTTAGAGAGCAGCTCATATTCTATGAAATTAAGCTAATTTAAACTGAACGATTTGATCAGGGAATGCAAACTGAACACCATACTTCATGGTAGCACGGAAACGTACCTCGTCTGCGTCTTGTGAATACCAAAATCTGTATTCTTCTTGTTCATTTGCTAAGTCTGTGCCTACAAACAAGTTAGACAAACGAGCTAAGAACATACGGTTTGTGCCGTTCAATCCACCTACAGCAATCAATTTCACGTTAGTTGCAGGAATCATGATTTCCATTCCTTCACTGTCAGCAGCGTAGTGGAATAAGTTAGATGCTCTTAAGGCAGTGCTATACTTTTTGAAAGTATCAATACCTACAAACAAAACCAAGTCAGAAGCATCAGAGATGTCTGCAGGTACTACATTGTAGATGTTATCAATCAAATCTTCTACGTTTGCAGTAGTGATTGAAGTAGCAGAAGAAGTGTTACCA